GTTATCATAATTAATAAACCAACCAGTCGGATCTAGAATCGGTTTGAGCGGGTCGCTAAACGTTTTAGAAAACTGTAAGTCGTAATCCACAAATTTTTCTAGTCCGAATTCTTTTGGCAAATAATCAGGAAAAGCAATTACGTTCTCATGAATCGGATTAGGAGTTCGAAGATAGCAGAACTTTACCTTTTCGCCATTTTGAATCTTGGCATATTTCTTATGTAAGTTATATTTATCGATAAGACCATTATACAACAAACTGCCACGGATGTGAATAGGCGTTCCCTTTTTATATGCGATTCTTTCACCTTTTTTTGTTGCCCACTTAGTTACTTCACGTGCACCCCGAGGGAAAGATATTTTCTCTGGCGGTAAAGATCTAAACTCATTATAGAAGTCGGTAATAAATTGCTGAGTGTCTTTTTCATTACCACTAATGATAATTTTAAATGCCTTTTTAAACTTATCGCGTACAACCTCAGGAGTTGAAGATTTAATAGCTTCAATGCCCATAATCTTAAGTTTAGGTTCAGCATACTGAACACCTTCAGAATTGTGGACGTTTAGNATATAACGCTTCTTTGCAGTCCATATACCACGATCAGCAATAACCTCTCTGCCCATTTCCATACGTGGTTTATAGGCATTCATCTGATNGAATAGCTTATCGTANGACTTACTTAACACNGACTCAAAGTGCTCTGAACAAATTTTGTCAAGAAACTTAACCGGATCTTTAGGNTTAAATTGNTCTACCAAAGCGCCCATGTTAATATAGAGAGAATCAGTATCAATCGCAATAACGTAGTCCACGTCTCTAGTTTTGAGAACATTGTTCATCTCCTTGTTAATGGCTCTTTCGGCCCATATAACTGATAACTGGCCTGATAGGGTAATACCTTCGGCCATCCGCATATCAAAGTATCTAAAGTATTTATTACCGAGCGCGCCATAGAGAGAATTTAGTAGAATCTTAATAGCCATTTGGCGATTGTTATATCGATTGATTTCTCGCTCTAGCTCAACAGTTTTGTTTTTCTGATACTCTTGCTCAATACTAAGCATTTCTTTTTTAATTTGCGTACGTTCAGCATAATATGCTTCAATAATCTTAGGAAGAATGCCTTGAAATTCTTTATGATAGGTTGAGCCGTTGGCTGCCACCGAATGTTGGGATGAAACCTTATTGTNTAGCTCAAGATAATAATCAACACCAGACCGCTCTGTTTGACCTATAAGAGTCTCTGGTGACATATTATATTGTACAATCAGGTTTGGATACAGAGAATTAAGATCAAAGGATACAACCCAGTCATGTAGACCAACTTGAGGTTCTTTCACATAGCCGCCAGGATATGGGTTTTTAATCTTTTCATTGTTGGGCGGTATGGCAATCTTTTTCTTGTTAAGCTCGCGATAGATAATAGAATCCCATATGGCAGTAGTGCCAAAGGTATCGGCGAGATTAACACCACCACGATAAGCCATAGTCTGTGCCAGCTGAATAAGACCCATCTTCTCTTCGATGCGATTAACCAGCTGAACGTCTTTGATGTTATAGTCTATAAACTTTTGATGATCTTCTTTATACAAGGTATATAGATTGCCATGTTCTTCGTAAGATAACTTATTTTCACCGAGAACAACGTGAGCAATGTGATCAAGCTTGTATGATTCTTGTGCGCCATATGAATAACCAAATTTCTTAAATAGTTCGAGATAGTCGGCTTGTTGTATGCCAACAATCTCATAGCCATATTGCATACGGCCTGTGATTTCTGTATTACGTTCATTCACCATATTCCATGGCGATAATCTTTTTACGGCTTCAATAGTTCCAATACGTGCGATACGATTAATAAGGTAAGGAATATCGAAAAAGCGACTGTTCCAACCAGTGACGATGTCCGGCCTGTTAGCGCACCAAAACTTATGGAAGCTAGCCAATAAAGCCTCTTCAGTATCGAATTTGCGATATTGAATAAGATCACCATGCATTTCAATACTACATTTTTCATAATCATAATCTCCTAAACCCCAAACGTGATAGATTGATGACTGACTAGATTTTAGAGCGATAGAAATAATTGGTTGAATTGCTTCTTCTGGTTTTGGAAAGCCATCATCGGACATAACCTCAATATCAAAATTGACGATATTAACTTGGTTAGGCCGAAACTTAATTTCATCAGGATACATATCTGTGATGCATTGCTGAATATAATTAGTGTTGCCATAGATTTTCATTCCATCAACATCTTTGTATTGATCGATAAAATTCTTGGCATCTCTCATTGTAGGAAAACCTAAGGGCTCTACCGGAGCCCCATCAAGAGAAACCCATTCCGTATTTTTATTTTTACTTGGAATGAAAAGGGTGGGCGCAAACTTTATTTTCTTTTCGACACGTACGCCATTGTCGTTATAGCCACAATATAGGATCTGAGACCCATAGCGATTGACTGATGTATAAAATGACAAATTAAACCTCCAACGAATAAGTATATTCTATCATACTTTGCNAGGAATGTAAACAAAAAAAGGCGCCGAAGCGCCAATTTGTTTTTTTATTCGCGTAATCGTAAGATTATTTCTTTTCGGAAACAAACTCATATAGCTTTTCAGCTTGTGCTTTGATTTCTTCCGGAGTAATTGCTTTGGGAATATATTTTTCATATGCTTCCCTCATCTGATCAGCATTTTCCTTATGCATGTCCATCATCTGGTGTGCTAGGTTAATCTGATTTTCATATGCTTTGTCAAGCATATCTTTTGCCATGTTCAATACGTCATAGCGGATTTGGAATGGATTTGACATGTGTGTGTCTCCTGTGTGTGTTTGTGTTTAACTAAAATGTCTTTCTAACATTTCAATTCTGTCTGTAGCCATAGCCATCTTGTCTAGTTCTTCTTGAATTGCTTCGACAATATCGCTATGTTCACCAATGCCTACACTATGATTCATGTAGACCATAATATTTGTTTTTGCACGTTCTAGTTCACCTTCGGCGTGCATACGTGCTGCTTTTACAAGTTGTTCTTTCATAATATCTCCTAGGGTTAAAGAGGGCCATTACAGCCCTCTATAAGTTAGTTACGCAATTTGGCAATTTCCATCATACAGGCTTTGCTCTCCTCGTGGTATCCCAATCTGGCTAGCTCTGCCGCCGCCTTGGAATATCCCACNACTTGGATCGTACGATCTAGTGAAGACCACAAGCCCGATAAGGGCGAGAATATAGTAGACATTACTGCTGTTGTCATTAAACCCATCCTTGCAAATTTTGATTTACTTTGACGAGTTCAATNGACGATTTATACCTAGCGATCTCATAGATCTCGCCGCGGCTAATGCCAATGTCTGCCAAGTCATAATCAGATAGATTGCTTAGAGCTTTTTCAGTTTCACGAATTGCTTTACGTTCAATTCGATTATTGTAAATGCTTTTTAGCGCTTCAATAATTAGTTCAACTGCCCTCGTTGAGTAGCTGTGTGCTGTTAGTATTGCTTGTGTCATGTTCGACCTCGTTAAATTTTCCAATATTAATTTTACGAGGACGCATTTCTTCTGGAATAACATATTGCAATTCGATTGCCAAGATGCCATCCTGAATATCTGCTCCGTTTACGTTTACGTGTTCAGACAGCCTAAAAGTTCTTTTAAATTTCTTCGTAGATATACCACGATGAATAAAGTTTCTACCTTTAGAAACGTGTTCCCCTGTAACAGTCAAAGTTCTGTCTTTAACTTCTACAGAGATCTCATCTCTTGTAAACCCNGCAATAGCTAATTCAATCAGATAATCTGTTTCATTAGCTTTAATAATGTTGTGGGGTGGATAATGATCATTCGAATGTTTAGCTGTAAATTCTAGCTCATTGAATAAATGATCGAAGCCCACGAAAGATGAACGTGGGAAAAGTTGGTGTGCGCCTGTCATTGTTATCTCCTTAGATCAAGCAAGATTATTTGGGTCAGAATATTCTGCACCCGTATTATTTATATAGTGGTTGCTATG